ATATAGAGCGTCGTACCGCCAGCATTGGCGAAATAGTCGCCATAGCAGTCAACCAGCGAAACGGCGGCCGAGGCATAGGTCGGAGCGACGCTGGTCGTTGCCGAACTTTGCGCCTGGGTGATCTCAGCTTCGATGTTTGGGACGCGGATGCCGAACTCGTCGAGCGGCAGGTTCTTGATGACGGCGTAGACGATGCCGGGCCATGCCGGCACGTTGCCCGCACCTCGGTCAGCTTCAATATCAGGATCCGGCTCCTGTGTATCGGTGCCGAGGTAGAGCGTGATCGAGGCGCCCTTGGCGACGCCGATGCCCTTGCCGCCGTTGTCGATGGCATTCTGAAGCGCCTCAAACGAGACGTCGAAGATCAGCTTGTCGTCGGCCCAAATGCGGGTGATGCCGCTCGCTGGCCCGTTCCAGGCGAAGGCGACGGCAAAGGTGGCGGTATAGCTGTAGGTCGTGACCTCCGGCCCGAGCGCCTTGCCCTGGCGCTCCGTCTTGACGTGCTCGTCGACATGGTCGCCTTTGAGCCAGATCACGGCACCGGCGGTGCGGACGGCACCGTACCAGCGGGTGAGCTGCTCGCCATAGCGCGAGGTCTGCGCCTTCAGGCTTTCGGCGCGCGGTCCCTTGATCTTCTGCGGGAAGAAATAGGCGATGGCGAGGTTGATGCCGATGCCGACGGCGGTGGTGACGATCGAGCCGAGCAGACCGCCACCGACAGCGGCACCGGCGAGAGGCGCTATGAAGGCCATTTCAGCCTCCAAAGCTGAAGCGGAGGAAATGCCAGGGCGGTGTCGACGACGTTGGCCTTGTGGCCCAGCGCCTGGATCACGCGAACGATGCGGCCCTCGGCGACCTCGGAGACGATGGCCATGTGCAGCGACTGCGTCGTCTTGAAGAGGACGATATCCCCGACCTCGGGCGAGCCGACGCGGTCGCAGAACTGCTCGAGGTATTCGCGCGCCTGCGGGTAATACTGGAACCGGCCGTAGTCGGCCTTCGTCGGGGCGTCGATGCCGACAGCGCGCGCGGCAAGCACGACTAGGCCAACGCAGTCCATGCCGCGCTCTGAGCGGCCCTGGTGCACCCACGGCACGCCGATGAAGGCGCGTGCGGCGGCGACAAAAGCTTCTGCGGTCATTCGGTCGGTCAGGCCTTCGGAGCGGTTGCGGTGATGTTCTCACCGGCGAGGAAGTCAAAGCCGCCATAGCGCAGCGTCTTGGTGCGCGAGTTCGCCGCGTTGTTGTGCTTGGTGATGCAGTCTTCGACGCGGCGATGCCGGCAGCCGACCAGAGCCTCAAAGGTGTCGCCGATGGCAATGTCGTCATAGGCGGCCTGGTGAATGACCAGCGCGCCAGTGCCGTTGTCGGACTTCACCTTGCGCACGTCGCCGGCGTTGGCCCCGGTCTGGAAGGTGATGAAGCCCTCGCCGTAATAGTCGGCCGCAACGCTGATGCCGGTTGCCGTCAGGGTGAGCCGATCGGGAGACGCCGTCACGGTGCCGATCAGACGGCGCGCGCGGATCGCGGTCCAGGTCACGCCGCCATCGACGACGGTGCCGCCGAGCGTGGACGGCCAGGTCGGCTCCGCAACATCGCTCGTCCCGGCGACCGTCGCCTTGAACCAGTAGATGCCCGAACCGGTCAGTCGCTTGACGATGTCGTCAAGCGCATAAGCGTGGGAATCGGCCCAGGCATCGGCCCTGGTCGGAATGCCGCAATCCTTGTCGCCGTAACTGAACGGGCAGTTTGCGGTGAGCGTGCGGCCGACGGGCTGCTCGAGCCGCTTCTCCGTTCCCATCATTTCGAGACGGGCGACGAGGCCGTTGATACCTGCCTGGCCGAAATCGTAGGTGGCGTAGAACCACGGGTTTGCGATATCACTTGGCACGACATAGCCGATGGCGACCGTCGAGTTGTCCAGCCGTCCGCGCCTGATATCGTTGGCGGTCGGCGTGTCGCTGTCGAGGTTGATCTTGAACTCGCGGTCGTCGATCGGCGCGTTGATCTGCGCCGAGAAGGCCGAAAGCTCGTTGAACTTTGCAGGCTGGTAGGTCTCGGTGCCGTCGCCGAACAGATCCACGTCGAGCGGCTCGCCCCAGTCGGTATAGGCCAGCCGATCGCCGGAAGGCTGCGTGATCAGCACCAGTGTCGCGAGCTCGAACGCCGTCGAGCCGATCGCGGTGGCGACGTTGGCTGGAACCGTCCTAGTCATTGAGCACCTCGATCAGCGGGATCGACGGCACCGAACCGACACGGAAGAATTCCATGACCTGGGAGAGGTCATTGGTATCGAACCGTACCTTTTCGTTGAACCAGAAGCCGGCAGTTACATTTTTGAGGTTGGCCGGGGCATGACCTGCAATGAAGGCCACCGCGCCGGTCTCATAGTTGATGACGTAGTCAACCGCTTCCGTCTTCAAGACGCCGTCGACCGCGATGAGAGGCGCCGGGATGCCGGCGCTGGCAACCATCGGTAGATAGATGGTGCGATCGATCGCAACCACCGTGTTGTCGACCTTGGTGACCTTGTATTGCTTCTTCAGCTGGAAATTGAGATTGGAGCCGTCGCCGACGCCGATCAGGGCGTCAGTCATCGAAATATCGTTCGCGGGTTTGCAGCTCTTATAGTCGATCAGGTTCTTGCAGGCGAAGGAATGCTGGGGACCATTCATCACCTCGAAGAGCTGCAGGATGTCGTAGACGTCGTTTACGCTCCGGATGTTCTTCGCGATATTGAAGCGACGCAGGCGCCGGGACCGTTTCGATTTCCGCTGCTCGAATCCCGTCGGGCCACGGGCGATATCCACGAGGCTAACCGGCGCTGCCTCGGTCCCCTGCGAGACCGAACCTGGCACCACGACATTGTAGAACGTCATGCTGTCCTGCTCACCTTCTCGACCGACCGGGCGGTCTTGGCTGCGATCTGGTTCTGACTCGCCGGGGTCGCCGGATTCTCGCGGAAGATGAAGTTGTTGGTCTGGTTGACGGTGGTCGGGCGATCGTTGGCGGCGCCGTTGTGGCGGCTCCCATTGAACGCCGATGCTCCGATGCTGTCGCTATGCCGGCTGCCGAAAGCGAAGCGGTTGCGGTCGAGCACGGTACCGCCTCTGGCGTAGCCGCGATAACCCAGACGCATGCCTTCGACGACACCGGCACCACCGGCGCGGCGGATGTCGTCCTGGCTCCAGACGATCTCGCCTGCATGGACGATTCCGGCGGGCTGGTCCTTCGCGCCGGCGCCGGTCCAGCCGCCGCGGTCGAAGAGGCCCCACGAGCCGGAAAGGATGTCGGAGGTGGCGGCGGGCGAGATCGAATTCATGAAGCCGAGGGCACCAGCGGAGCCACCAAACAGACCTGAGAGCCCCTGGAACCAGCCCGATCCGCTCGTCGCCGGCGTCAGGCTGCTCAAGAGGCTTTGGCCCATCTCGGTGAACTTCGATATCAGCCCCTGCGAGGCGCCACCAAGCGAATTCAGCGCGCCCGTCGCGCTCTGGGTGGTGCCGCCAAGCTTCTCCAGCGCCGAATTGAACTTGTCGACATACTTCGAACCGGTGGTGCCAAGCACATCCATCTTGCCGGCGCCGCTCGACAGCGGGCCACCGGTGAACCACGCCGAGGCGGCATCCTGAGGATTACCGTACTTGTTGAGGTAGCTCCCGAACTGATGCTCGAAGATGGCATCCTGAATGTCAGGCGAGCCCATGAATTCAGATCGCGACACCGACCTGCCAAGTGCGGACTGAGACCATGACGGCAAGTTGCTCGCCATGATCTGATAGGCGCCAAGCGCCTGGTCGCCACTCTTCAGCACAGGGCCCAGTGCGGAGTACCCGCCGCTGCCAAGGCTTTCCACCGCCCGGATCGCGGATGCGTATTGGCCTATGCTGCCGGTGAGCGAGCCGCCGCCGAGAACGCTGGCGTACCCACCAGACGGCGAGAAGATGCCGCCAAGCCCGGGCGACACCGTGCCGAACGCCTGATCAATCCGGCTCTGGATGTACCCTTGCGTCGCCGTGGTGCCGAACGCTTGATCGATGCGCGTCTGGATATAGTTCTGACTGGTGTTGTCGTTCGCCGCACCACCATAGCCGAGGATATCGGAAAGCGTGGTGTTCGGCTTGAACGAGGACCCGCCAAGGAATGAGTTGATGGCATCAAGCCCTGGGATGCCACCGCCGCCGATGCCACCATTGACGATGACGGTGGCGGCCTGGACCTGCATTGTGGCAACGGACTGGGTGGCGCCACCGCCGCCGAACAGTTTGCCGAGCAACGACGAACCACCATTAGCCGAAGACGGCGATTGCGAACCAGAGTTCCCCAGTAATTGGCTGAGGAGGCCACCGCCTGACGTCTGGCCGTCACCGAAGATGGAATTGAAGATGCCGTCGAGGCCGCGGTCGATCAGCTTGTCGGCGATCTTGCCGAGCGCGTTGACGGCGGCATCCTTGAAGCTCTCCCACAGCGATTTGCCTTCGCGCAGGCCCGAGAACATGTCAGTGAAGAACCCCTTGAAGGTATCCTTCGTCTCTGACAGCGCCAGGTTGTAGCGCATCATCTGCGCTTCCATGGAGTTGAGGTCGACCGGCAAGCCGGCGCTCTGCAGCCGGGATGCAATCGCGGCATCATCCGAATTCATCAGGATCTGCTGACGCTCGAACATGAGGTCGCGTTGCAGCGTTGCATGCGCCATCGCATCCGCCTGGGCGGAGAGCTCTGCGGTGTTCTTGCGCATCGCCTCGGCTTCGGCGCCATAAAGTGGGATGCCGAGCCGCTTGATCTGCTGTTCAGTCCTGGCAGCCTCGATGGCGCGATTGCGCGCCAGTGTGTTGTCATTGAGCGTGGTGAGCTCGGTCTTGCCGAGTTCGAGATCCTGCTCCTGCTGCTTGATGGTGGAACGAGCTTCCTGCAGCGCGATCAGCTTCCCGTATTCGGCGGCCTGCTGACGGATCAGCTCGATCGATTTCCCGTAGTATTTCTGGATCTCCGCTTCGCTGGTGATGCCGTTGCGGGCGGCTTCCTCGCGGATCTGGGCGAGTTGCTGGCTTTCAAACTTCGCGGCTTCGACGGCCGCCGTCGTCTTGCCGACCGAATCGGCGTCGAGCTTCGCCGCCGCCACAGTCTGAAGGATTGACCGCTGGCGCTGATCCTCAGCCTCCTTCAGCTGATGTTCCGCCTCGATCAGCGCCTTCTTACCGGCGAGGTCGATGCGGTTCGATCGCATCGCGGCGGTTTCGTCAGAATTGACGGTGGCACCAGCCTGGGCGCGAGCCGCCGCCGCGAGCTCCTGTGGCGACTTCGCGTTCAGCGACAGCTGATCGGCGGCGAACTGGCGATCGGCGCGATTCCTCGCCGCGATGGTGGCGGCGTCGAGCTCGTCGCCGGCGGCGCCTTTCGGCAGGATGCCTTTTTCGGGCAGCCTGATCTTGGCGAATCGATCAACGATGCCGGCCAACTTACCGACCTGGCGTTCCGATTGCGCCGCCGCTTCAGTCATCTCCATGAAGCGGCCGATGACATAGGCGAAGTCGGGGTGATCCTCACCGAAGCGCTGCAGAGCGGTACGAGCATCATTGATGCTCATCTCGCTCTTGGAGGCTCCCTCGATGATGCGATCGAACTCTTGAGCCTCAGGACGATACCCGAGCGCGCTCTGCGCACCTTGCGGCAGCATGCGGAAAAGATTCAGGAAGGTGCCACCCGAACCCTGCGCCTCGCTGATCGCCTTGCGCGCCTGCTCGCCCGCTGCCTTCTGAGCATCCTGCAGGTTTTTTTCCAGCGTGAGGCGGCCGACCCCCACGTTTTCATAGGGGCCCTTTTGCTGGCTCGCCATCTCCTCGAAGGCGGGACCGAGCGAAGAGACGATATCCTTCTGCTGGCTGAGGACGGCGTTGAGATCCTTCGCCTTATCGCGGGTGGCGAGATAAAAAGCACCGGCGGCGAGGGCGACGGCGCCGAAGCCGGTGGCGATCAGTCCAGTCGTGCCGAGCACGCCGGCCAACGCGGTACCTGCCGCAACCGCTCCGCCCTTGATGGCGCTGAGCGAGCCAGCGATACCGCCTTCGCCCATCTGGAGAGTCTGGAGAACCTGGCCGCCTTGCGAAAACGCGATCTGGGTCGGCGATGCGCCAAGCAGCGCCATGGTGGCGATGTCGTTGGCCTGATAGCCGAGGCCCTGCATCTGGTAGGAGGACAGACGAGGGCCGCCTGGACGAGGCGCGTTTTCGAATACCTCGGCGGATCCCCGCGCCGATTTGCCCGAGACGCCGATGCCGAAGCGCGTGTTGAGATCCTGCTGGAAGTAGCTGCCGGCCTGCTGCGCCTTCAGTGCTGCGATCTGGTCGATGCGGTCGAGCTCGGCCTCGAAGACCGTGGCGGCGTCACGAGCACTCTTGCGGGTGCCGGCGACCAGGCTGAAGGAAAGATCGGCGCCAAAGTTCTGGCCGATCTGCGCGGCACGCTGTTCTGCAATGGTTTGCAGCCGCGCGAATTCCGCCTCGAAGACCGATGCCGACGCGCTGGCGCTGCCCGTAGTGGGCACGGCGACGCCAAGAACCGTGTTGACCTTGTTCTGGTTCGCCGCGGCGATCTGCTGGGCGTTGGCGGCGGCCTGCTCGGCCCGGGCACGCTCGATCAGCGAGACCTGGGCTTCAAGCTGGGTGTTGGCGATACCGACGGCGGTGGCAAGCTGGACCTGGCCCTGCGCGAACAGCGCGGAAGCATCGGCGGTGACACCCAGCTTCTGGCCCATGCCGACGAGCAGGCGCGTGGCGCCATCGATATCGGTCTTGCCGGAGTCGAGCTGCCGACTGATCTGGCGCAGGCCCTGTTCGAAGCGCTCCTGGTTCCGATATCCCTCGACATAGGTGCGATTGAGGCGCGCCAGGCTGTCGCCGGACTGGCTGACCTTGGCGTCCGCCTGGGTGAAGGCGGCGCCAAGGGCCTGCTTCGAGGAGATCATCGCCCGATCGGCGGCAGTCATCTGCTGCGCGCCGGTCTGGTACTTTGAAGCGTCAAATTCGGCGCCGACGCGGAGGCTGTCGAGACGTACGGTCATTTGTCAGCCTCCTCTCTTTGCCTGGCTTTTTCGGCGATGTAGCGAAGCCATTCCGCGTCGATCGCCGTCATGAAGATGTGGAAACGATCGAAGGCTTCGCCCTCGATGCCGTAACGACGCGCGAAGGCGTCGTAGGCGAGGAAGCTGATTGGCTTCTCGCCGCCGCCATAGGGATAGGGACGATCGAATCTTAGGACGTTCCATGCCTGCCAGTAGAACTGATGCCAGGCCTCCTCGCTGGCCTCATCGGGCCGGCGAGGGATTTTCGATGCGGGGATCTCGTCCGGATACTCCTGATGGAGTTCCTTGAGCCAGTCGGCATGGCCTTTCCACTCCAGATCGAAGCGGAAGGCCGCAGTTAGTTTTTTGCGGCGGCCTCGACGAATTCGACCTGCTTCTTGCCGACGCGGCCGGCGCACCACTGAACCATGGAGCGCAGGTTGCGGTGCTCTTCAGCTACCATAATGACCTGGGCGGCATCAGCGGCGTATTCGATGTCCAGGCCTTTCCAGCCGAGGAGAAGGTGCTCGAGGATGAGCTCGCCATCGAGCCTGGCGGTGATGTCCGGCGGCGCGTTGCCACTCGGATAGTCCTGCTTCAGTTTCTCGAGCGCGGCCTGGCGGGCCGTAACAAACGGTGGGTAATTGTTGGAGCGAACGAGGAATGCGAGACCCGGGAGAGAGACGACCTCGAATGGCTTGTCGGGATTAAGACCGTTCCAGTCCTTCACCTCGATCCAGTCGCCTTCGCGCTCCTTTTTGAGATCGGCGGAAAGGCTGGCGAGCTTGATGGTCATGTTGTCGGTATCCTTTTGTCGGAAAGGGTGCTGGCGCGGTCCGACAAAACCGCGCCAGCGTTCGTGCTGCACGAAGTCTGCCCGCCTGTCGGCGCGGGATCTATTAGAGGCGGGTAGCCCGACCGGTCTTCAGCCAGTGGTGAAGGGTGCTGTAAGGCATCCCGAGGGCTGTTGCCGCTCGTTTGATGCCGTCGAACCTTCGGCCGTTCACTTCGATCGGCTGGCGCATTGACCGCGCCGCCCTGTCGCGAACTTCTGGCGTATGAAGTGCTGTCATGTCGCGGCCGGATGCTGCGGCTCGCCGACGCGCTCTTGTTTGGGCGGTCTGCTTGGTGCCTGTTGCACCTGCACCGCCTATTGCCTTGTTCGCCAAGCTAGCGCCGATGGCTCTCAGATAGGCAATCCAGAACTGCTCAGCCTCCTGCCACTCGGCTGCCTCGACCACTTCAAGGACGGAAATATGTGCTCTGAGACCGTCCTCAAGGATTGACCGAATTCGATCACACCGAGTGCCTGGCATCTGTTGCCGCGCGTCATTGGTGTGTGACGAAAGCCGATTGCAGAGAAGCTTCGTAGTTGCGCCAACATAGAAGGCTTTCAAATCGCGCGGATCGACCAGCGCATAGATGGAAACCGGCTTGCCTATGCAGGCTAAAGCATTAAGGATCGGAAGACCCATTGACCTTGCGCTCCAATCGCAGGTTGGTGGCTAGAGCCGAAGCAGTGTTGGAAGCATTGCTTCGGCTCGCTTACTCTATATCAGGCCTCATAATACTCAAATCTGTCCAGCAGGACGTGGGACACCGTCAGGCTGTCATAGGAGGCCTCGGCGTTCAGCGGCAGCTTGGTGTCGGTATTCTTCGCCGTCGCGTTGGTTTGCCCGCCGGTCAGGGTGAGGCGCGGCACCGCCCAGATCATCGCCTGGCTGTTCTTGGCGATGCGCAGATTGATGTTTGTTGCCGTACCCGCGAAGAGCTTGGCTAGCAGCGTATCGTTGCCGAAATAGGTCGACATCGCCACGGTGACGTCGACGGAGCCCTTGCCGATGTCCTCGGCGCCGACGAGGCCGTCGGAACGGATGCCGCCGATCATGCGGAGGTTGTTCTTGATCGTCATGTCAACGGATTCGATGAAATTCGGACCGCCGACGATCGTGCCGTTCTCCGCGATGCGACCGACATTGACCGCAGCCGCCATGATGGCGTTGGTGGTGGCGGCATCGGGCGAGGCGTCCAGTGACGTCGTGCTTTCCGCGCCGGTCATGCCCCCGAACGTCAAGTTGTACTTCGCGATCTGCTTCGTCGCGAAATTGAAGACGCCCTGGTCGACGACCATGCCGCGCTGCGCGATGTAGGTCGGCACCGACTGATCGAGGAAGCCGCGCTCCAGTGTCTGGCTGATCGTGGAGACACCATTCTTGATGCTGTCGCCGACGAAGACCTTGATGGTCTTGCCAGTACCGGCATCTGTCGTCCAGCCCGTCGGCAGGTTGTCGAGGGTGATCGCGTTGGCGGCGATCGCGATGATGCGGGCGAAGCCGTTGCAGGCCGCGGTGGCGAACTTGTCGCCGGTCGCGGTGCCACCGATCTTGAGCCACTGGCCGACCCTCAGCCCCAGGGTGGTGAAGTCGAGCAAGGTCGAGGCGATGCCGTTCGATGCCGCAGTGATGTCGGCGGCGGCACCCTGGAAGCCGACGACCTTCATGCGGGCGGCCGCCGGTGGGGCGGCCTCATCGGTGATGCCGGAGCCAACATAACGGGACGTCGTGGCGCCGCCAGTCGTGCACTTGAAGACGCCGTTGTTGCCGGAGATCCCGAACCCGGTGAAGCGCACCAGATGGCCGGCGACGAAGGCGTCGCCGGTGGTGTGGGTGACCTCGGTGTTGGTTGTCGCGGCACCGGTGATGACGCTGTCCGCGGTGCCGTCGTTGTCGCGGAAGGGCTGGTTCAGCCAGGTATTGCAGAACAGCGATTCGATCCAGTCGGAGAACGGCGACTTGTCGACGGGGAACGAGAGCTCGCCATTGACGGGGCCGTCGTTCATCTCGTCGACCTTGATCGGATCGGCGTTCATGCGGTCGTCGCGGAGCTCTTCCGAGCTGACGAAGGCCGGCGCGAAACGGAGGGTTTCACCGGTCATGCGCGCGGTGCGCATGCGCGGGGTGTTCGGGGTGGTGCCGAGCGTGACCTCCCTGACGTGGGTGAGGCGCACGCGATTTGCGTCCGACATGATCGATCTCCATGGCAGATTGCGCCGCGGTCAGACCGGGCGGGACGAGGGTTGAGGGATAAGGAAGAGAGGCTGCTTTAGTCTTCGGTAGGCTTGTCGTCGGCCTTGGTCTTGGCCGACTTGGAGGAAGGTGGCTTCCCGGCGAACCCGCCTTCGGCCAGGCTTTCCGCGGTGTGCGGGAAGAGGTTGGTGTCGTCCGGGATCTCGTCGCCGACGCTGAAACGCTGCAGTGCGGTGGTGAACGGCTTCTTGACGGTCAGGCTCATTGGTCTCGTCTCCATGAAATTGATGCTGTCATCGCCCAGTAATTGGCGAACTGGCGGCCGGGTTTGCCCTCGCCGACCGATGCCTCAAGAAAGGTGACGTCGCCGATCTCGAAGCCTCGGAAGAGGTCAATCAAGGCATCAGCCTTGACCCTGGCGTCGCGACTGCCAGTCCCGTTCGGCACCATCACGTGGATGTCGAGGGTGCCGCACTCGCGCCAGAGATTGTCATCGCGATCGGCGCCACCACCGATCGATTCCTGATCGAAACCTCCGGGGATGCCCCACATCTCGACGTAGACGAACGCTGCCGGCGTGCCGGGTAGATCGTATGGATCGTTCTCGAAGACGAGATCGGTTGTGGTCCAACTCGCGGTCAGACGCTGCGAGATGGTGTCGAAGGCGACGACGGAGGACATTCAGGCGGCGATCGCGTTGATGATGAGGGCGGGATAGGTGATCGGCTGGCCGGGCTCCTGGTCCTTGCGGCGAGGTAGCTGCTGGCCACGGAAGTTCGCTGGATTGGCGCGACGTGCGTTGCGCCTCGCCGCATAAGCGCCTTTCAGCACGTAGGGGATCGACGGGTGCACGCCGGCGGCGATGCTGAGGAACCGGATCTCGACGCGGAAGGAGTTGCCGAAGCGGCGGGACAACGCCGACCGCGCCGCCGCAAAGACCTTCTCCTGCGCTTCCACTCGGCGCACATACGGCTCGAAGTTAGTGATGATGACCTCGGCGCCGCTCGGGATCCCGTGGTAATCGGTGACGAGCTTGTTGCCGCTGATCACGATAAAAGCTCTGGCGTAGCGGCCGGTCTTGCGTGGCGCCTGGCGATCGAGCTCCGCCTTTGCGGTATCAATGAACTCAGCCCACCAGTTGAAGGCGTAGAGGATGGCGCCAGGGACCTGCACGGTCTCCTCGGGGGCGCCCTGGCGCCCGTTGACGAAGCGATCGTAGTTCTTGGAGCCCTCGCCGGAAGCGATGACCTCGGCGAGTTGGCCGCGCGCGAAGGCGGCGAGCCGCTTGTTGATCTCGGCCGGCTGCAGGCCGGTTGTGGCGAGCCGCAGATCGCGCTCGAAGGTTTCGAAGGGCATCAGCCCGCGACCGCCATATTGAGCCGCACCAGGACATCCTGCACATAGATCGGGCCCGGGAACTCGATATTGCGCACCTTGCCGTTGGCGACGATCTTGTCGCCCTTGCGGATCGGAAGCGGGAACTGTCGAGCCGTGATGACGGTCGGCGAGATCACGACGCGTGAGGCGGTCTGATCGACGCCTTCGAAGAGTTCTTCTGGCTTCAGCGGCCGTATCGCGGCCGGAACGTTTTCCACATCGAACGGGATCTGGGTTCCGCCGGGCCCAAGTGTGAGACGCCGGAGCGTCACCGTCTGACCGGTCTCGATGAGTGCAGCATCGAGGTCATCGATCAGTTCTTGCGGCGTCACCGCGCCACCAGTCGGGCGGAAAGCACCGTTTGCCCGGCATAGGTGCCCGTGGAAACCAACTTCAAGCGCATGCGGTCCGTCAGCAGACCGTCGACAGCGGTGTCGTCGGCCAGGGCGCCGTCCCCCGGTACCACGGCCGTTGTTTTCGGCGTCAGGGCTGACAGGTTCAGGAGGGCAACCTCGCCAGCAACACCGAAGACGATACAGGCGACGTCGTACCAGGTCGTCCCCTGGTCGGCGGAACACTGGACGTAGGCCTTTATGGCGGTGCCGCCGGAGCCATAGGCGAGACGCAGCTGCAGAAGGGCGGCAAGCATGCCCTCGAGGCCGGTGACGGCTTCGCCGACCTGAGTTCCCGCGGCCGTGATGGTGAATTCGCCGAGGCTGAAGACGCCGGGTGTATCCATGGCACCTATCCGTGGGATGCGTTGTTGAAGCGGGCGAGCTTGCCGACCACAACGGCCGGGACTGCACCTTCACTGCTCTGTCCTGGCACACTGCCAACCCAGTACTGGCGTTCGACTTCCCGGACGTCGGGAATATTGGTCCGCTCACTTTTCACCAGCGGATCCCGGCTTTGCTCAAGCCATGATGCGCGGAGGAAGTCGACAGCCGCCTCTTTCAGGTCCTCTGGCACTGTCGCAAAACCGGCGGAGAATTCGACAATCAGCTTCTTGGCGGACCACCAGCTCGAATAGCCGTCGCACAACTTGATCAATTCACCGCTTTCTGGATCGACGATGAAGTCGGTGTCGAGCAAAGTGACGCCATCCTCGACGATGCTACTGATCACGATGTCGTGGCGCCTCGCCAGCACAAGGATCTCGCCACAGGCTTGGTAGATCGTCTGGACAAGGGCTTCTCTGCGCAGCGTCGGCGGCGTCCCCGGAGCCACCGCGATGTCGCACTCCGTCGCAATCAGCGCCGCGATGCGCTTTTCCATGGCGCGCAAAGCGGCGTCGGAGCCGCCGCCAGTGACGCCAGCGGCTGATCGCATCTCCTCGATGCTCAGCAGCGTAAGATCGCTTGCCGGCGTCGTGACGGTCAGGAGTGAGCGCATGCGATGACCTCGTCGACGTCGGCGAATTCGAATTCCTTCACCGCGGAGCCCGGGGTGCAGTTCCAGATCTTGACCCCAGCGCGCAGTGCCGCCGCATTCCAACCCGCGAAGGCGGGAACATAGTCGCTGGCATAGACGCCGAGATCACGCGGTCCAGCGTACTCGTCGTGGTGGTGCTCACGGCCGTCGACCACTTGCATGTCGAAGCCGACGAGACCGAGGTGCGCGGGCCGATGCGCGACAGCAACGGAAACGGCGGTGTGGCCGCTCGTGCGCCCTTGCGCTACCGAGTGATACCCCGCCAGCGGAAACTCGCGGAGCCGGAGTGAGGGATCACCTTCAGCGCTCAGCAGATGGACACGGTCGCCGAGGTCCTGTTTCGCCGCCTTTGACAACGTGACGATCTCGCCCTGCCATGCCTCGATGGCATCCCAGTAATCCTCATAGAAGCTGCCGTCGGTGAAGAACCAGATCGGAGCCCATGGCGCCAACCGGAAAGAGGCGTTGACGACGATCGCGTTGAACCCCTTGACCTTGTCGCAGACCGCCAGGTTGAGGCTCGGACCGGATGCGATGACGAAGGCCGTGGTGCCGCGCCACATCGGCTGCGGCGCCCATCGATCTAGCTCCAATGTTCCCACACCCAGTCGAGATGGTTAAGCTCATGGGGCTTACTGGCCCCATGGAAGTAGATGATGCTGGCGCCAGGCGGGGGTGCTTCGTCACCGCGACCGCGTATATCGCCCTTCCAGCTCAACACCTGGCCGGGAAAGAGGTCGTCGATGTAGACGTGCGGTTGCTTCCGCATGTGCTCCATGTCCTCTATGCCGGTGTAGTTCAGCCAGATCCTCTCGCTTCCCGCCGGCGCGAGGACGACGCCCGTGCAGGCGCGCTCCCGGGCATAGGGGTCGCGAGGAAGGGCGAGTGCACCACCGCCAAGCACATGCGCAGCGAGCGCGTCGCAGTTGCCGACGACGATGGTATCGAGCCCAACCAGGATCATGGGGTCACCAAGTCGATACGGCTCGATCAGAGCCCCATAACCCGGTGGGTCCGTCGCGATCGGCTGCTGCGCGATTTCCTCATGGATCTGCCGCGGACGCTCCGTGAAGCACACGAAGCGGAACGGCACCGTCAGATTGCGCTTGAAGCCGCGGTAGAGCTTTTCTACCCATTCCTCGTCGAAGCAGCGGCTGAATTCGTAGGAGCCAGAATTAGCGTCCCAAAAGACGGTGGCGATGGTCAACATATGAGCCGCATCCGTCTCGATCGATAATCCTTCGGATAGGGCCCCACATAGCCGTTGCGGCGCCACACCATGTTCGCTGGCACGTTCCTGTCCACTGCGGCGCCGGCGGCGACGAATGCTCGCGCTCCGATGACGACACCTGGCAGGATTATGGCGCCGGCGCCGATCGAGGCGTCATCCTCGACTCGGATTGTGCAGCCAGCGGCGACCGCGTCGTGATCGATGCCATCTCGTCCGGCGTTCGGCCAGGCGTCATTGCAGAAGATCGCCCCGGGTCCGATGAAGACGCGGTCGCCGATAAGGACACCGTGCGGGACGGAAACACCGAATTCGATCCGGCAGTCGTCACCGATCCTGGCTCCGTCGATCTGCGCGGCGGCGGCGACGACGCAATTGCTGCCGATCACGGCGCCGCGAATTACGCTGGCGAACTGCCAGATCTTGGTGCCGGCGCCGAGGCTTACCGTCTCGGCGTCGAGGTGTGCCTTCTCATGGATGAAGGCGCTTGGGTCGATCACTGCGCGTCGGCGGCGCGGCGGGCGAGTTCCGTCTCGATCGCGGCGATGGCTTCGGCCTTGTTGCGGGTAGGAGTGTCGGAAAGCGAATCGGCGAGGGTGCGCAGATCGGACGCCGGAAGTTCGTTCCAGTTGTCCGGGATTTCGATGTTGCTGCGATCGACGGTCTGATCACCTGCATCATCGTCGCTGGCCTGTTTGGCTTGACCGCCGACATCTGCATTCTCGACCGTGGCGGCGGCCTGCTTTTTGCCAACCTCAACGGCCCACTCGCGCTCAATGTACTTGTCGGCGTAGGTCTTCGCAACCGGACCATCGAAATCATAGATCTTGCCGACCTGGTATTCGGGGCGGCCTGGCGCCTTCTTGATGAACCTGAGCTTCATTGTCGGAGTTCTCCTTTGTTGAGAAAAGCGAGGCTCCCGGCTGAGGGGCCGAGAGCCGCGTCACCTATATGGTCTGGCGATTAGTCGACGATCGCCGACGGCACCGTTTCCTTCGAGTAGCGAGGTTCGCTGAGGATCGCGATTGCGGTGCCCAGCTGGGCGTTGGTGCCGACGTCGGCCACGTTCATCGTGAGGCAGTCGAAACCGTTCGCGATGTCGAGATCTTCGGCCTTGAAATCCGCGACGACGACAGCGGCCTGCTCCGCGAGATCGGAGTTTGTCCAGGTGCCGTTCGTGGTGTTGAAGGTATCGTTGGACGCCGGCGAGTCCGAAGTCGACTTCGTGAACGTGCCGACGGCTGTGAGATCCGTGGCCGCCTGCTTTTTGTCGATGCGCGAACATGCCAGCGCCTTGACGCCGGTACCCGAGACATCCGTTGCCTGTTTGAACGACAGGGTGGGATCGTCGCCGGCGGTGCCAACCGCCTTGATGAAGATGATGGTGCAGCGGCCGTAGTTCTTCATGCTGACGTAGTCGCCACTATTGGCGGCGGCGTTCATGGCCACCGGCTTGAACAGCAGCACGACCTGATGGCCCTCAACGAAAAGTTTGTTCATTGGTGTGGTCCTTCGGAATGGCGGCCCAGCGGCGCGCCGTTTTGATGGGAGGATGTCGACTGGCGGCGTGAGCCGCCCAGCCGATTAGCGGGCCTGCAGCGCCACCGCCCAGGAGAGCTCGTTCGAAGAGCCATTCTGGCGCGTGATCGTGCTCGACCACGCCGGCTGACCGTTGACGCGGAAGATGAACCGGAAAGCGGTCAACGCCTGGTCGAAGTACAGGTGGATCGACGTGTCGGTGGTCATGCCACCAGCCTTCGTCAGAGCCCAGTACTGGTTGAGGTCGCACAGGATGATGTCGCCGAGGTCGCCAAGCGCGGCGCAAGCCTCGATCGGAACGACAGGGCGACCCTTCAGGCGGCCATAAGGAGCATCGGCGACGCCGCCCGGAGGCATGTAGGCGGGGGTGCTCGACGCCGCGGTCGGGGTCAGACCGTTGCCGACGAAGGCCATGCCTTCGAGCTGCGGTTCGACATCCTGGTTGATCAGCCAGATCGCGTTGCGGCGCCAGCCCGCATACATGCGAGACCACATCTTGTTGATGTTGGCGAACCAGACGGTATCCGCCGGCTGCGAGGTTTCCTTCGAAACCTGCACCACCGATTGGCCAACGGCGGCGTAACCGGGGATCATGCCGAGCGGCTGACCGACACCGGTGCCGGCGACGACCGCAGTGTTGATCTTGGCGGTCATTTTCGACGGCGCCTTGACCATCAGCCAGGACTCTAGGCCGGGAGCATCATCGAGGAGTTCCTCGCTGATCGGGACCAGACCGAACAGCTTGGCGAGGCGCAGCGAGCCCAGTTCCAGAGCAGGTTTGCTGGCCGCCGGGGCTTGGCCTTCGCCCTCCCAGTAGACCTGGATGCCGCCGGACGACTGCCACGGTGTCGTTTCGTCCTTCGGGATAGCCATGCTGTTCTTGCTGGTGACCAGCGGAGCGCAGCGGGTAAGGAGGTTTTCCTCGGCTTCCACCTTCTGCCAGATCCGCTCCGAGAACTCCGGCGGCACCAGGAAGCCGCCGTCGGCGCCGGTACCCTCGTTGCCGTAGGTCGTCGCGGCATTGCGCAGCTTGGTGATCTCATCGTTCTCCTTACGGCTGTAGTGGCCGCTCACCGCCATGGCGAAGGCGCCGAACGAGGAGAAGCCATGACGCTGGTTGTCCTGGCGTGGTGTCGCGGGGATGCGGCGGCCCTGGCCGTCGCCGCCACTGATCTTGTTCACCGGCTCCGGTGTCGTCTTGCGGCCCTGACCCTGCGGCGGTGCCAGAGCCTTACGGGCCGTGATCTGGCGATCGATCTTGACGATCTCGGCGTTATTCGCCTCGATCTTGTCGGTTTCGTCATCGGTGAGATCGACTTCGCCTTCGTCGGCGGCGTCGATGATCGCCTGCGATTCCGCCATGAGGTCGTTGCGGCGCTCCTCGAGCGCGGCAACGGCATCCATGGTAATCGGGCCGAAGGCGGCTCCGCTCAGCAGCGCGCCGAGGGACGCACCAGTCAGGAGCAAGCCGTTGCCGGCCCGCAGCACAACGTGCTTGGTCATATGGTTTTCTCCATAAGGGGTGAGAGGCGCGTCACCTCGTGACGAACCCGATGCCTTGCCCAAGGGCAGTGGGGGCTACCGGACCGGCCCGGGATTTCGTTATTTTGCGAGTGCCGCCAGTTTTGCCGCGGCTTCGTTGCGGCGCGGCCGATGCGCGCGCGGCACATTCTTGAAGGGAGAGACGTCCCGCTTGCCGTCGCGGGCGGCAACAGCGGCGACCTTCAGATTGGCGACGACCTCGTTGCAAAAGCCGGCGTCGACGGCTTCCTTCCCGGTCCACCAGGTCTCCGCATCCATCCAGCCCTTCACCTTGTCAGCGGCGAGCCCGGTGCGATCGACATACTTTTGCAGGATGGTTTGGTTTGTCGTGCGCAGCAGTGCGGCGCCCCGCTCGAGGTCCTCGGCTTCGCCGTAGGCCATCATGCGGGCGTTGTGGATCATGAACATGCCACCCTCGCCGATGAGGATCTTCTCGCCGGCCATTGCGAGGAACGATGCCGCTGAGCACGCCCAGCCGTCGATGTGGGTGGTGATCTTGGCGGAGTGCGCCACCAGCAGCGTGTACATCGCCTGGGCGTCCTGGACGGAGCCGCCCTCACTGTCGATGTGAAGATCGATGTCGGTGACATTGCCGACCGCCTTCAGATCCTTGGCGAACTGTGAAGCCGAGGCGCCGTCGCCGAACCAGTCGCCGCCGATGACGCCGTAGACATAGATCTCGGCGCGCTGCGCACCGCGAGCTACGACCTTGATGCTCGCAGTCTTCGCCTGCAGCTGCTTGATGAGTTTCGCCATGTTGCCCCCTCAGTCGAGTGTGATGACGCGGCGGGTGACGCCGGCCTGATCGGTCATTTCGATGACTCGCAGGTTGTTCAGATCGGCCGCCGATACCGGATAGGACTCGCTGAACTCGAAAGTGGCGCCATCTAGCCCAGCCGGACCAACTGCACCTTCCGGACCGCGATCGCCGCGGGCGCCTTTCGGTCCTGCCGGGCCGGGTTCGCCGGTGGCGCCGCGCTCGCCGGCTGGCCCGATCTCGCCTGCGGGACCTTGCTCGCCGGCGACGCCCTGAGGTCCGGGTTCGCCTTGAGGGCCGATCTCTCCGGCTCGCCCTTCAGGCCCACGCTCGCCTTGTGCGCCCGGCTGGCCGTCGCGGCCGTCGCGACCCGGGACGCCTTGTTCCCCTGCGGGGCCGCGCTCACCTTGAATGCCGGCAGGACCGGTTTCGCCACGCTCACCACGCGGACCGGGCTCGCCGGGGGCGCCAGCCGCGCCAATTGCACCAGCAATGCCGTTCGCACCAGCTTGACCTTGCGGGCCTGCTTCACCGCGCGGACCGGCTTCGCCTTGGGGGCCAGGTTCGCCGCGCTCGCCTTTTGGGCCGACGGCGCCAACCCCGCCCGCGATACCCTGAGGACCAATCTCCCCACGAGGGCCAGCTTCACCAGCGACGCCTTGCTCGCCACGAGGGCCTACGGGACCTGGGGCACCGGTTTCGCCACGCTCACCACGCGGACCCGCTTCGCCCGCTGCACCGGCGGCGCCATCACGACCGGACGGACCGGGTTCACCTCGCTCGCCTGAAGGACCTCGCTCACCCTGCGGGCCGGTTTGACCGGCGACGCCGTCGCGGCCGTCGCGGCCGAGCGGAAGCTTTTCCAAAGCGATGACGCGGCCGGCGAGATCGCGGAGACCGCCCCAGAGCTGGGCAAACGGATTTGGTGCTGCCGGCGGTTCCCCTGGCGTCTTCTTGTTCGCCCTGTTCTCGATGACGCCGTTAGGCATGCTCGACCTCCCGACCCATCAGGCGATGGAATTCCGCCATGTTGGTTTGTGCTGCCTCGTCAGGCTCAATCGGGGGTCCACCGTTGTGGCCGATGCCTGCAGTGGCGGGGTCCGGCGGGTTCGCGATCCGCTCGAGCGTGGTATAGGTCGAATTCATCGTATGGATGTCGCCGTCCGAACCGATCGTGTTCTCGTCTTCGAGCTCCAGGATCCGGTTCGGCGAATAGGCGCCGGCCTCGCGCATCAACTTGTAGTATTCGCCGCGCGTCTTCGAATCGCCCCGCATCAGCGCCCGCATGTTGATCTTGGTGTAGAGGTTGCCGCGGTTCTGGCCGAACAGCTTGAAATCGGCCTCATCCTCGAAGCGCTTCACCCAAGGCGACACACTATCGACGACGACCTCGATGGCTTGCTGCTCGATGTTGGAGAACGTCGCTCGCAGCAAGTGCATGACCTTATGCGGTGGCACCCCGAACCAGCGGCAGATCTCCTCGACCAGATACTGGTGGATCTCCAGCAGCTGGGTTTCCTCAGCGTTGAGGCCGATCCTCTTGATGTCGGCTTCGTTGTCGAGGAAGGCGGTCTTGTTGGAGTTGCGGGGACCCTTGTAGAGCTGTTCGAACTCAGCGCGCTGGCGGCGGAGCCCAGCCGACTTCAGCGGTTTCTTGTTGAGAACGACCGTCGCCGGGGTGGCACCGTTGCCGAAGAACGAGGCGCCGAACAGCTGCGCCGCCTTCGCCCAGCCCAGCGATTCCGCCGCATACTGGACGACGTTGACGCCGACGGGACCTTCACCGAAGCCGCGGATATGGAACATCCGCTTCGCTGCGATCTTGACGCGGCCACCCGCGGCGCCGTCACCGTTGTTGACCTCGTAGAAGAGCTCGCCTTCGAGAATCGGATCGCCGGCGCTGCTGTAGCCATCGTCGACGGCGCGGCAGACCTGGGTGCGCTCCGGATGAATCGGCCACATCGCGAAAGGTCGATCGAGCTGGTCGGGCTCGATCTCGGCATACCCGTTGCCCCAGCGCAGCGCCCAATGGGTGAGCGTCTCGCGGAACTGCATCGACGACCATTCCGGGCTCGGCCGTTTCCAGAGCAGCCAGTCGGTCGGATGGGTCTTTTGTACGGTTGCGCCGTTTTTGACCTCTTTCATGACGCGCCACGGCATCACCCCGACGGTCTGCGAGAGGTAGCGAAGGCAGGCCCACACCGTCGAGATCGTCACCGCGGTATCCGGTGTCACCGAGACGCCGGCGAGCGTGCGCGGCCCGTTGTAGAAACGGCGGCGATCGGGGTGCCGGGGCTCGCTTATCGTGCGCTGCGCCACGATGTCGTCGAGATAGATACCGGTCCCCTTGATACGGAGGCGCGGCACCGAGGCGGTGGATGTCATGGGTTCAGAAAACTTCCTCGTCGGCAGTGAGGTGCTTGCGCTCCCACCGCTCCCTCATCTCTTGCCACCGCGGATGCCATGGATCGGCAAGAATCTGCGGGTCGATGTCGTCCGATTGCAGGTCTTCGGCATCTGTTTCCGCGGCGCCAGCGGCTTCTTCCTCGTCTTCCATCGTGTCGTAGACGGAGCGACCCGCCGGTTGCGGGTTCAGCCCCATTAGGACGCGGGCGTGGAGGCCGGCCATGAACGGGTCGATTTTTGCGGAGCCGCTGACCTCCTTGTCGATCGAGATCGCGTTGCCGCGTGGCACCACCTTCGCGTTGCCGACACAGAAGTTCATGAGCTCCATCCCGGGATGGATCAGCACGCCGCCGGCGAGATCGCGCTCAAAATCCTTGATGGCGCCATTGAGTTTCCAGCCCTGCGGGACTCCAACGATCCGGTCGGGATCGAGGCCGCGTTCGCCATCGGCGGTCAGCGCTCGCTTGATCGCGGCGACGCCGAAGGTGTCAACCCCGACGGCTTCCTTTTCGGCAAGCAACCCGCTGTCGTCGACCTTGAAGACGATCTCGGCGAGCTCGTAGACGTCTTGGCCTGGTAGCTTCACGAAGGTGAGCTGCTTCAGCTTCGCGAAATCATCCAGCGCCGGCGCTATCTCCTTGCGGCGCTCCTTGACGATCTCGTGCGCCCAGGCATGCGACCATAACAGCAACCGCTTCACCTTCTGCAGGCGCGGTTCGCCATCAATTTCGAGCCAGACCTCTGTTTCGGCAGCTTCCCGACCGAGGATGGCGAGTCCGAGCAAGTCGTCGAGGCCGCCGCCGTCGATCCCGATCGTGACGACCTCAGAGCGCGCCAGCAGCTCGTCGAGCGTGATCGTCCAATCGACGTTGGAGACGCCAGTTTTCGGATGCTCAAGCCAGAATTCCGCACCAGCCCAGCTATCGCCACCGAGCGCAACCCCGATCTCGACGTTGAGATGCTTGGCGACATGCGAGATCAGCGCGCTTTTGCCGGTGCGCTCCGCTTCGTTATATTTGTCGAGCAGAAACTCGAGCGAAACCGACTTGTCGAGGTTCGGATTCGGGATGAACCAGTTCGCCGGATCCTTATAGGCGCCACTCTTGAGGAAATCGGTGGGGAATTCGAAGAGCATTCCGAAGCTCTTCAGATCGACCACCTTCCCGTCGCGGACGTCGCGGAAATATTGCAGCTTCCCCTTGAAGACACCAGCCGGTGGCTCATCCGATTGCGTTGACAGGTAGATGACGAACCCTTCCTGGCGTGATGCTAGTCCGCCGGTGGCCTCCCGCAGCATTGCGTCGGCGTTCGGCCTCTTACCGAATATCCAGAGCTCGTCGACCAGGACGAACGCGGCCTTCTTGCCGCCGACGACATCAGTGTCCGCGGCGACCACCTTGAGGACCGCTTTGGTGATCCTGTGCCTGATCTCGCGGACGTTCTCCTTGATGTGGAGAAGCTTCCTCAGCTCAGGATCGGCGTTGACCATGTCACGCGCCGGCTCGAACGAGTTCTTCGCGATCTCGAGCGTCGGCGCCAGGATCAACAACTCCGCCGAATGCCGCCAGTTCCGGATCAACGCCGTGACCATGATGCCCGCGGCGATCGTCGATTTTCCGTTCTTCTTCGCGATGAGGAGGAAGAACTCGCGGATGTATCGCTTCGCAGTCGTGGCGTCATAGGCGCCGAAAATCGCCCTGACGAAATCGAATACCCATTCCTCGGAGACTTCACCGAAAGTGGGGTGTCGATATTGGTCGGTTGCCGAATCGTAGATCTGCGGGACGTCGACTACGTAGAGCGACTTGAACACCGCCAGGGCGGCTTCTGCCTCATCAGGGAAGAGAGGCGAGAACGGCACCAGCGACTGTCGCCGGAGGATCCGCTGCTCCCAATCGGGGCAGGCGGTCGACCATTGTGGGGTCAACGATTATCGACGACGAGCTTCGGTGGCGCCGGTGGCGCAAATTTGCTGGCGGAGGCCACCGCCTCGGCCGCGGCCTGCTGCTCCTCCTTCTTGCCGAGCCTGGCTGGACGGGGCGCTCGAGATTTCACGGTCTCGTCGGCGCCGGCGGCACGGCCGAGCGCATCGAGATGTTTCTGAGCCGACACGTTGCCCGCACGAGCGGACGTGAAGAGCAGGCTGGTCAGCTCTTTGCGGCGATGCGCGTGACCGTCGGCGAGCTCGTCGGCGCAATGCTTGCGGAGCGTTTCGACAGCGACACCGAGCGCGCGCGCAATGACGTTCTCCGATTCGCCGCAGAATTTCATCTGCTCGACCGTCTGACGATCGTCGATCGACGGCCGCCAAGCCGGTCGCCCGCCTTTCGACGCTGTTTTTTTCTTCGGCGCTGGCTTCTTGGTCATGAGGATCGGCGTTCTACGCCTATGAAACGATTGACTTTTCTGGGTTTTTCAGCCACTTTTCGAA